TATATCTTCTTTTGTTGTGCTGGTTTCAGGGTTATTGACATCATCATCTGCTTCTTTTTCATTAGCGTAGACTTTCCCTGTTGTCGCGTGCTTGATAGTAGTGTTTGTTTCTACATCTAATACAGGTACTTTACTTCCTGCAATCACGGTAATATCATCTTTTATAGCCATTTTCTCTCCTTAATGCAATAATTAACTTATCTCTAACACACTTATAATCACGTGTAAATCCCCACCATTTTGTGCCTGAACCTGTATTTTTTCCGATTCCTTTACAACTATTGCTGTAGCAGGAGCAAAAGAAGAATCTACTGATCCAAATCCTGCATATGAAACACCTGTTGCTAAAAGTTCTGCTGAACGTTTAGCTTTTATTGTTCTGTCTGTTTCAATACGAAAGCTATTACTTGAGCTATCAACAATAAATGATGAGATATTACAATCATTTTCTGTGTCTGTGTTTGACACACGAATAGATTTAATAATTGCTGTTGTCTCTGATGGCACAGTGTATATCGTTGTTAGTGCACTTGTGCTTAAAACTGCTTTATAATTTGTATATACGTTAGCCATTTTATTCTAAAAACCACGATATTGCTTCATTATCATCTCTAAGTGGTTCTGATGTGTAAGTGTTGTTTAATGCAAAAATTAATTGATCTAAAGTTTGTATTAATTGTGCCATTTGTGATTGATCATACTCAGGTGTTGCTTGTGGTAATAGTGGTACTGTTATTTTAGCCATTATCCACCTCGCATACCATCTGGTTTAGCATCAAACCTAAGTGTTCCGTAACGCCATTTATCATCTATAGCATCACTAGATACGCGCAATGCAAGTTGTCTGCCTCGTATACGTGTATCTTGTTTTGTTGTTGACGTTGCAATTGCAAATGGACCGTGATTTGTTTGTGTTGTAGCTGGGTAAGGACGTGATTTTACAGTTATGTCTACATTACCAACTTGATTTTTAAAGTCAGGTATAAATCTAGAAATTGACATAAAATTATCACCATCTGCAATATCAATATCACCTGATTCAATATGACAATTCATAGCAGAACCGTCATCATTAACACCTTCTTCATGTAAATATACAAATGTGCGTCCTTCTTTAACACCAGTAATTGTTGATATTGTTGTAGTTGTATCAGAAGCTTCAAATTCTGCAGCATAAGGATTTGCGTATACACCACGATCAGCCCAAGAGCTACGTGCTAATGTTCCAACATACCATAAATTTTCTGCATAATTATATGTAACGTGTCTATCTATTTGTGTAGAATTTTTTGATGGGTAAAACCATATAACTTCATTAAAGTCAGAATTTACTGCACAAAATACATCACCTAATGCATTGTTATTTATGTCATCAAAAACATAATCTTGTACACTGCACGGTATTTTTTTAACCGCACCATCAAATTGAAAGAAAGAATCATTGCCCATCCAATAAGCTATACCATTAACATCCACCGCACTGTGTATGCCAACAGCACCACAGTTAGAACCAAGTTGTTTAAAACCAAAAGTAAATGGTGGTCCTATAAACTGCATTTGATATAAAGCTGTATCTGTGTAAATTAATATAGCACCCCTAGATCTTACAGCTGTATTTATTTGATTGCCATCTGTTAATCTTTGTGAACCTGCCGTGTTTGTAGCTGTTGGTGTCCAATCAGTTGTTGATTCTTGGTCAGACCAACGAATAAACATATTATCTTGTGTCGTTGTTGTGCCTATTGTTGTTTCTGTGCCTAGACAAATAACATGTCTATCATCACCAGATACTAACATAAATCTTGATTTAGTTGGTGCACCACTGACATTTGTTCGTGCTGCTAAATTACTTGACAAACCTCCTGATGTATCCCAATAATAAAGACTACCATCAAACCTAGATGCTAAAACATCTTCTCCCCAGTTATCCAAAGCCCATTTTGCTGATTGAAGTAAAACACCATCTGCTCCTGTAAGACCTTCTCTTGAAGTATTCCATGTAGATGCATTCCATGTACCTGCACCCCAACCATATCCATAGATAGACGTGGGTAATCCTGTGTTTATTTGATATGTGGCGTTGGCTGTGGCTCCAGTTGTGGTAGAAGTTGCTGCAGCTTTTGCTACAATTGTATAAGTATTAGCGCTAGGAACTGTTTGTATTTCAAATTCACCTTGTAGACTAGCAGCAGATATGCCACCAACTGCACCACTTACACTAGCAATGGTAACAAAATCGCCTATTAAAGCTCCATGATCTGCATCTGTTACAGTAACAGTTGTAGATTCATCTGTTGTTCCAAATTGTGTAATGTTACCTGTGCCTGTAGCACGTGTTGGTGTTATATCAGCATAACTACCTTCTGAGTATGCATACAATTTTTTGTTAGTGCCATATATGGCATAATTAACACCTTTTAAATCTGAATATGTAAGTATTGCACGTGTTGCACCAAGTAAAGCATCGCTTGTTACTTTTTCCCAACCACCTATTTTTTCTGGTTGACCGTAACGAAAACGAATATTATCGCCGTCTACCCATCTTCCTTCTGCACCGTATTCAGTATTTTGTTTATCTATACCCGGCGCTATTTGCAGTTTTGTTAACGGCATTTAAGCTCCTAGTTAGTTGCGTAGTATGGTATCCAAAAATCAGTGCCATTCACATTAACACGAATGTGTCCTGTTAATGATCCTACACTTGTATCGGTCGTTAAACTTGCTGTTTGATCACTTGCAGTTGTGCCTTCAAACTTAATAAATTCTTGATCGGTATCATCTTGATCTAATGATAAACACGCAATTGCACCAGATGAATTAGATTGATTAATTTCAACCATTGCATCAGCAGGATCTTGACATCCAAATCCAACTTTATCAGCAGAACCGTCTATAAAGAAAGCATCGTCTAAAGTATTTGTTTCTGCTCTAAAATCTACAGATGCACCAGAATCATTAAATGTAAATCCACCACCATCAAAGTCAATTGCACCAGTAGCTTTAACACCACCTACAACATGTAACTCTGTAGAAGGTGAGTTTGTTTTAATACCAATCCTGTCATTACCTGCATCACTAAAAAATAAGTTTGCATCACCATTACCTTCTATTCTAAAATCAAGGTCAGCTGATGATTCATTAAATGTAAAACTACCACCATCAAGTGATGTATTACCTGCAACTGTCAATGTTCCGTTTGCTGTTATATTACCTGCATCATTTAATACATCAAACATAGTAGATCCGTCTGAATATAAAATATGTTTTGATCCTGCTACAAGGTTAGTTGCAGTTCCACCAGCAGGTTTAAATCCTAAAGTGTAAGAACTCATGCTAGTTGCATTGTCAACAATGTACCATGTTTCTACAGCTTCACACTGTATAGTTGTATTGTTAGATAAAGTGCCTGTTAATTTAATTATGGCATTACTTTGTTCGTCTGTTGTAGAACCATCTGTCGCTGTTAAAGAATCTGATGTGCTAGCAATAGCCACAGATACATACCCTTTAGTAGCTGATTCTAATTTTTGTAAATTGTTATTTGTTTTAGTACCCCATGCACCTGAATTTTCACCAGTTGCCTGTAATTCTAAATTTAATGAACTTGAATATGTTGATGCCATTTATCCTCCTTAACCTACGTCATCCAATAATGCTGCCACGATACAAGTTACAGTAGAAGAAGATGAAATTGCATGTATATCAGCTACAGTAGTATTTGGCAAGTTTCCAAACCAAGAGTGTCCTGCAGCTATTTTAATAGCGTCCGTTGCAGAAGTAGAAGCGGTGCCTGCATCCAAAACAATGTAAACATCATTAGAAGAATCAGTGTTTTTTATAAAAATAAAATTTACTTTATCTCCTGTAGCCACAGCTGTTGGAGCTGTATCATCATCTACCGCAGTGTAATCTGTAAAATACCCAGCAATTAAATCTGTGCTTGAATTAGATACACTTGTTAATTTGTAGTACCATTTATCGTTTGCATCTGCTGGGCTTATTGTTAAACTACCAGCAATAGTTTTAGATATTTCATCTGGTAATACAGTTGCGTTTAAACTTATTGTTGCGTCATCTGCCATATTAATCCGTTGATCCTGGTTCTACATTTATCCATGTTACTGATTGGCTATCATCTGCTTGATTCCAAATTTGAAGATCTGGAGATCCGGCAGTAAATGAAATTAAATTTTGGAATGATTCACCAAAAGCTGTTTCGTCACCAATACTAAATGTCATTTGCCCAGCAGTTGTTGTGGTCACATTAGCACCTGCTGTTACTGTTTCCGTTCCTATTGTAAAGCTAGGAGCACCTGCAGTTGTCACAGCAAATACTGCCGAACCTGTTACTGTTTCTGTGCCAATACTAAACGTTGCTGCTTGGCCCATAGAAACATCTACAGTTCCTGCATTAACAACAAAACCTGGTAGCGCTTCTGCTACTCCAAAATGTCCTATTGCTCCGTGTCCTAATAACATTAATCATTTAAGCTACTAACATCAAAGCTAGTATCTTCTGTTATTGTTGGTTGACTTGCTATGTGATATGCATATTTTTTATTAAACATATCATCCCAATGAGGTTTATTCATTAGAGTTAGTATTTCAGATTTTGTGTAAGCAGATGGTGCTTTTGATGGCGAATCTATTTTTACAAAATCATGAAAAGTATGCACATAATCATCTTTACCAGTGACCGCCAAAGTGTATGTATATTTAACTCTCCACTCAATAACATTACCATCACCGTTTTTTTTAGGTATTGCACTTACCCATGTTTTTGTTGCATCATCAGCGTATGCCATTATTCATCCTCCAATTTTTTTTCTAAGTCTTCTATTTTTTTAGATAATTCTTGTATTGATTTAACGAGAGGTATAACAAACATTTCATATGATATGCTTTCTATACTATTATTGTCTCCATCTGGAGCACTATTCCACCCATTAAAATCAGTAATATTGTGTTTATCTAAAACACTTTTTACTTCTTGTGCTATAAACCCATATAATTTATCTTTATGAGTTGGTTCTGTTTTTTCTGGGTCGTGACTTGAAAATTCTTTTGGTTGTTCAGAAGGAGCTTTCCATTTAAAAGTTACAGTTCTTAAATCATTTATAAAATCTAAACCACAATCTTCATTTGT